TGACGGAACCTTGGGTCAAGCCAAGCGGGGGGCCGACCTGCTGCGTCAGTAAATTTACCCCATCCTCAGTTGTAAGAGTTACGTTAACAGGTATCGGTATGCCTGTGGTCGGATCAATAATGGACGGCGCTGTAACTGTCTGATAATCGGTTTCAGCCGTCTGGAAGTCCTGCACACGGGCATTCATGATTGGATCAGGGTCAGCAGGAAGAACAATAGCCCTTTGCTGCTCTTGAGGATCGTCTAAGCAATTATTGCACACAAGAATGCGAACATTCTGCATGGTTGGGCCACGCCAATCAAACTGCCATTGAAGATTGACATGGTTGTAACGAAACCCGCAGCGGTCACAAATTGCATGCGCTTGAGGGCCTGATGAACTTGTTTTGGCCCGACCTGACTGTGAGGCATATGCCATATCAGATTACCTATAATAGCCAGAAATCATGGGTGTGATGTACGTTGGCGCGTTTTCAATGTTCTGTTCAACAGCAATTAAATATGACTCATCAGCAAGTGGCTTAATAAGCTGCACCTTCTCAGGTGCCCAGATCATGGCCAAACGCTGCGCGAGGGCGTAAGCAAAAGCTTCATAGAAATAAACAGGCAAGCTGACCTGCATACCATTTGTAAAGCCTGCGTCATCGATCTGACCAACCTGATAATAGCTCAGTGCCGTCTGAGTGCCATCAGGTACAGGCCAAAGCGTAACATTGCCACTAAGTAAGCGGTCTTGCCAGTATGTGGTCGGAAAGCCCTGCTGTTCTTTATTTGCGTAAGAAGCATATTCTGTGCGGCTTATAGGAAGAATTAAACGGTTTATGGACTGTTGTGTTTCACCAATAATTGCCCCGACAGCCACTGTCTGAGAGGTGCTTACGGTCCATGTCGAGCCTGATCCGGATAAGATCTGCGTCCCTTGAATTATGGCATTGCCTGAGATCATCATGCCGACTGACGGAGATCCGCTTGTAACGGTGAGCGTTACGCCACTGATCGAACCCGTTAACGTTACGCCGCCTGTCACGATATATGTATCGAGCATGGTGATGTTGTTGGTCGGAACATTGTATGTGGGCTGACCGGCGACCAGAGGTATACTCTGGCGCGTGACTTTCCAAAGGTTTACGCCCTGACTACTCCAGCGACCCAAGAGCATATTTGCAGCCATGCGGGCCGACTCCATATGCTCTTGGAGAATTGCTGTGTTGCGGACGCCAATCAAATTGTAAGCATAGAGCGTCATCTCGCCCAGAGATGGGTCGAAAGTATACGTTCCGCTTACATTTGTTGGGTTTGACATACTTTAAAGAGCGCCTTCGTTCTTGATGTAGACAAGTTGGAATTCAGCGGTCACACCAGAACTTGCCGCTGAAGAAATAGCCCGAATTTCAATCAGACTTTTCAGCGACAGCGATGGGGTACTGAAACGCGATCCATCCCTGAACACCGTTGGAAACGCGAAGCTGCGAAATAGTGTCAAAAACAGATCCAAACGGCCTTACGCAAAGAGAGACAGTTCCATTTGCGGTTGCAGAAGCATTTGAATAGCCTGATGCGTACCCTGTCAGATATGCTGTATATCCGGCAGGGACAGTCCAAATAGCTGCGGTTGCGCCATTGGAAGTAGAATAAACGCTGTAGATTACGGCTGGAACACCAGAGGTTACCGTTCCTGTTCCAGCATATATTGAACCGGCAGCGGCTTCCCCAGTTCCTGCCGTTAATACAGCAATGTGAAAAACGCGAAGGTAGCTGTTAACGGTATTAACGGCTGTCTGGCCATTGAGTGTCACTGTCTCGCTAATCTGGTTATAATCGGCATCCAAGCCATCAATTAAAATGGTGCGGGCTCCAGTGCCAGCAGCGGCATCATTTGCGCTGCTGCTTGAAATCTTCATAACCGAAGCTGTGGAGAGATAGGCGTAAACCGTGTTTTGGTTCCAAACAGTTGTGTAAGACGTTCCAACGCCACCGCTGATCCCAGAAATAAGTTCATTCGCGTGTCCGGTAATCTGGCCACGGGAGACCTGAAGCTCAAAAGGCTCGTTGCGGCCTATGCGGGTGATAGATTGGTTAACTACACCAGTAGTGTTGAAGGTAGTCATTCCAAGGTCCTTTTTAAAATTCTATAGTGTCAAATAACATTTCTCAAGACAGAAGACTAGCACTTCACGTCCCATCTTTTAAGCGCCAAATTGATCCGGCTGTTTGGATCGTGCGCTGTCTTGGCAGAGGTAAGCTTTTCCTTCATCCCGCACATGCGTGAGCGAAAGTTATCGCGCCTATCTGCTGCCGCAGGGCTGCGATCTGCTTCCTCAGCCGTTACAGGACGCTTAATATCGCGTCCTTCTGCACGGAGAGATGCCCGCCCTTTTTCATTTAATCCACCAGAAGGAGATTGACCTTCTTTACGTTGCCAAGTGTCTGACATTCAGTCCTCCATAAACAAACGGGGGCCGTTAAGCCCCCGCCCATTTTTTCAAAAACAGCCCAAAGACTATTCCATGTTTCCGTCAGCTTTGCGGCCCTTGGCAGGCGTACCGGCACGGGCAGACGAAAACGGACTTGATTCACACGAACCACCAGACTTGCGGGCCTTACGACCAGCATGCATCTTAGCATCTCCGCCTTCAGCCATCCCACCATAGTTACGCTTGGTGCGACCGCCGTTTTTGCGCTCTTCAGCCGCATTAAAGATGCGGTCTGCATTGTTGCGACGATCTGGCTTATCGCTCAGATCCTTAGCTGCTGAATTTACGCCACCATCGGCGCGGTATTTACGACCTTTCATATTGGCCTCCTTATGCCTGTGTGACGCCAAACAGTCCCGTTACGGAACTGATATTGTAAAGCGCAGGTGATTGACGAACGATTAAACGGTTGGTTCCGGTTGAAGCAGCCGTCTGTAGTGCATAGGTGCCGCGAACGTCACCCGTTGTGGTTGTAGCCAGTGTAGTTACAGCAGCCGTATAGCCAGTTACCGAAGTCACCAAGTTTGTGGCTCCAGTTCCGGGATATATAAACGTAGCATTGCCAAAATAATCAGAACGTAGCGGAAGACCGAAAATATCAGTCGTTCCAACCGAATACGATGTGGTCGCATCAGTTACGGACGGAGTTACAGAGGTAATGAACTTAAACGCCTTCTTGCCGTTGACAGTGGTGCCGGAAACCGAAGTGGCTGGGACGGTAATCGCCTCAGACATTGGGTAGCCATATATGTCGTAACCAACCACCGTAAAGACGTTGGCGGTGCCGACAGTGGCAACACTGGTAGTGATAGACACAGCACGGGCGGTCAAAGCCATTGGGTTCCAAAGCTGAATGGTGCCAGCGGAGCCAAACGGAGTACGTTCAGCAGCGATAGCGTTCAGTGTGGAGTTGCCCAAAGAGGCGGAGATTGTAAGCTGCGAACTACTTGTACCAGCAGCAACAGGAGAACCGCTAACAGTATATGAACCGGTATTGCCGTCACCAGAACCGCCATCTGTGGCGTTTACAGTTGGGCCGTAACCGATAATCTTTGTGTTAGCAGCGATGCCTGTACCACTAATAACCATACCAACTGTCAACTGACCAGCCGAAGCAGCAGAGACGATCAGGATGTTGCCAGCAGTGCCGCTTGTGCCGTTTGAAATGTAGCCTGTCACCTGAGTGAAGGAATCAATTCCAAGGAGGCCGGTTACGGTGGCACCAGTGTTAGATTGGACAATGCTCTGGGCAACTGCAATTCCGGTTGTGGCCGAAGAAGCAGATACCAAGGTCATTGCTGTGCTGGCAGTTGTGTTGGCAGCAGCGGCAATAGCCGCAACAGCCTTTGTATAGGGCAGGATGTTTAAACCCACCACGTCCTGTATGCCAAGAAAACCAGCAGTAGTAGAACCGAAGTCTTGACCGGGCGTGTATGAAAATGGGATGCGAGGATCTAAGATCCCCGCGCCACCAAAAAACAAAGACGGACCGATTTCTGGGTTGTTATCAGCCGACTCATATGGAGACTGACCAAAGCTTACCAGAGGACCAGTAAAAGCAGAAATAGACATGAGTTATCTCCTTTCTATTCCTAAATTACGAAGTCGGGAACGAACCGAAGATCGAACGCCAGTTGTAATAGCCAAAGCTATAACGTTCGTAACCCTTAACCAGAAGGTTATCGGTTACAAAGTCAACTTGCATATCTGTCTCGAACTTGACGCGCTCCATGTACGACAATCCATCGATGTTGGTCAGCATGAACCAAGCATACGCTGAGGTGAAGAAGTCGTTCACCATGTAACCTTCAGGAATACCACCTGCGGTTGCCATGATGGCGTTCACATCATTGTCGCTTGTACCCGGACGCAATTCTGTCTTTGTGAGACGGATTGCAACAGGCTCAAGCTGTGGAGGAATGACCAACTTACGGCCACGGGAGAAGGTCTTTAGACCTGCCTGATCACGGAAGTTTGTACGGATTGCAATCATCGCATTAAGCAACGTAGCTTCGTTCAGATCGACATCAATCGCTGGCTTGTTGGCAACTGTACCACCATCAATAGGGTGAGCAGTTGAACAAAGAGCTACACCGTCACCACCGATAGCACCATTGTAGGTTGTCGCGGTGTTAAAGATGTTTGCGCCATAGATTTCCTTGGTTTGCTGGAAGGATTCAACCAGACCAAGGTTCGACGGATGGAACTGCGTCTTGTACAGGTTGTCATCAATTGCCTTGCGGGTAATGGCATAGCCAAGCGCAATTTCATTGTGTTCCTGATTGTAGATGTAGCGTTCGCCTGCGCCGTTGTCGAATGACGTTTGAGCGCCTTCCGTCTTCAGAGCAGCCAGACCGAGGTAGCGCATTTCTGCGGTACGTTCGAGAGCCATCTTCGAGTCATGCTTTGTGAACAGCTTGTCGTACTGTGACGGAATCTGTTCGTACTTGCCCTCTACCCCACGCAGACCGGGGAGCAGAAGGTCCTTAATTGCTGATAAATTAACAGCCATTTACCTTCTCCTTAAACGCCGGTCAGGGTCTTGGTAGATACGTTGTTGATGGCTACAATTGCGTAATTGTAAGCACCAGCTTCAGTACCATTTGAACCGGGAGGGTTAGTGACAAGACTTACAACCTTAAATGGCAAGGTGTTTGTCGTGGCAAGCGTGGTTTGGTTGATGTAAGCACCAGATATGCCGGTAGCCGTGCTTGGCGTACCATAAGCAAACTGAATGTTGCTACCAATATCAGCAGCAACAAGACCAGTTGAGGTCGAACCACCTACTTGAACAAGGAAGCGCGCATTTGGATCATTGATCACATACACTTCAACGTTTTCAGTTGAGGCAACGTCAGCAGCGCCCCAGTAGTTCGACCAAACGGTGCGCTTCTGCGAAACCGAAAGATATTTGCAGCCAGCAAAAACGCCAGCAAGAATACCAGTACCGGGAGTTTCGGGAGAAACGCCGCCCGTTGTACCGTTCTGATAGATGGGATCACCAAAATACATCGCGCCAGTGTTGTAAGCGCAGAAAGACGCTACCTGTTCATAGGTAGGGGCCGAACCAACGCCACTAGACTGACGGAAGCCGAAAGGCGCGAAAGTATTCGCCATGACGGAGTCTCCTAAGGGAAAGCCCGTTATCGCGCACTGGGGCGATTTAGGACCAAATAAAACGAAACTCCCGCACCGGGGGGAGCCGAAACGCTTTTTAATACTTAATTATGTTTGATGTCAACAGGCAAAAAAAACCCAGCCAAAAATAGCTGGGCTTTCTTCTTTATCTTTAGGTGAATTAATCTTGTGGGATTGGAATTGGTTCGTAAGATTTGTTGATTTTGGCCATTCCGGAATCTTGGTTATTTCGCTCAAAAGTACCGCCCGGAGCCGCATTAAGCTGCTCCTCCTTTGAACGTACTTGAATACGAGCTTTACGATTTTCAGCCTGACGTGCAGCTTCTGTAATTTCAAGCGGACGCTCCATAAGAACCATGCCTTTGCGCTCAATATGGGCAAAGCGACCATTGCTGGGCATATATTCTGGATGGCGTGAAGACGGAACTGGCTCCCAACCTTTTAGCTGAAGCTGGACTTGATATGCCGCATTTTCTTCATTCATGACTGTGCGGCGCTTCCATTCATAGGACCAGCCCGGTGGGATGACGGCTGGATCAACAAAAAATTCATCAATACCATCATCATCCACATTGCCGTGGTTGCGAATTTCGGCTGCACGGCGCGCAGCGCGAGTGCGTGGATCTTCTTCGCGAACCTCAGGCCGAAGCTCCCGGCGTATAAGGATTTCTGGCTCAGGCTCTTCTACAGCAGCGACTTCTTCTACGACTGCTTCAATAATTTGGACATCTTCAACAACAGCAGCTTCTGTTGGGATTGCTAGTTTACGGGGACGTGCCATCATAATTCTCCTTAATTCAACCTACCGGCGCGCTTTAGCGCCAACTTATTTTGTGCGTATTCCTTGGCCGTCATGCCCATCATTTCAGCCATTTCGCGTTCCGCGCCACTCAATGTAACGTGGTTTGGATTGGACGAACCTGTGCCTGATCCGCTACGGCTTACAGGCGCTGCGGGCGGAGCAGATTGACGCTTAGGGGTTTGACGGCCTCCATCAATCCCCAATCTATTTTCGACAGAAGCAAAATATTCATCGGTGTCTGGCGAGATGCCATCAGCCACAGCCCATTCATGCGCTAAAAGCATTTTCTTGTTTAAACGCTGATCTGTTGCATATTCAGGATGCGAACGCACCCAATCAGCAGAACGAGGCGTTAATACTGATGCCAAGGCCTCTACGGGGTCTGAAGGTACAAAGACAGGCGCTGGTGCCCGTGGCGTTGTCTCTAGAGCCTGCTTGCCCTGCTCAAGCTGCATAAGCTTGGCGGCGTTGTCGGACATGGCTGATTGGATCTCAACAACCGAATCATAATCGCCATTTTCCATCGCAGCCTTAAAGTTAGATTTAAGGATTTGATTTTGGTTTTGAATGGTGTCGATAGCATTATTTACAAGGTGAAGGTTACTATCCTGCACCTCATTATTGGCATAATATGCGCTTGTGGTGGCTTCCTGAGCGCGCCTTTCGGCATCCATACGAGCCTGACGCTCCTGCTCAAGCTTCTCTTTTAGGGCATCAAGACCCTCGTCAGGCTCTACAATGCGCCGCTCAGTCTTCTCTACCGGCTCATCTTCAATGATAATTGTTTCATCTTCAGGCTCAGTTTTCTGGATTTCTTCCAGATCGATCTCAATTGGATCGTTCATATCTTCAATGTTCATAAAACCTCCTTACCAAACCATATCGGGTGTCGGGATACGCATACGCGCATTCACATCGTCAAGAACACGGCAATCAACACCATTAATGTTGATGCTCCAGCCATCAGATGGACGGTAAACAACCCAATCATTCATGCTGACATTGACGCCCTTAAACCAAGCATCTGTTGGGTCATCAAAGGCAAGATCTCCCATTTTAACCACCATACCGACTTTTGACTGATACTTGTCTTCGTCGCGGTATTTGTCGGTCAAAATGATGCCCGATTTGGTCTTTTCTGGGCGAATATAAATTGCGAGAAGGACCTGATTATGGAACAGGTCTACTTGGCTAAGGTCCCCAAGGCGTTCAATGAGATCGGCTTTTGGGTCGGTGGAATGATCCATTTCCATCTGCGGCATTACTAAAGCTCCTAACGTTTAGATAAAATATCGTTTACTTCGTCACATAAATTGAGCGCAGAGCGCAGGGCCAGTATGCGCCCCACTTCGTGCTTATACTGCCCAATATCATTAATAGAAAGGCCATTGGCCATGTTGTCGGTCACCCTTCCTATCTCTTCTGAGATAAGCTGCCGCAACTCTTTTTCAAATAGCGTATTGTAATTCATAAAATAATAAGGGGTGGCCCGATTAGGACCACCCCACTCCTGTTACTTTTTATGACGTTGGATTTCCGTTTTCTCCAAGCGACCATCGCCTGACCCAGCGCCTGCATCCATATCCTTGTAAGAGCGGTAAGTGCGACCACCACTCTTGCGAGGCAATGGCGCTCCACCCATTGGCGGAGGACCACCAGCACCCGGACCAACCATAGGCATCTGTGGTGGTGGCATTGGTATTGGCATTGGAGCACCACCCATTGGTGGAGGACCACCATCACCCATAGGTGGCATTGGGATAGGAAGGCCAGCAGGCTTAGGCGGCATGCCGGGAGGTCCCATGTTATCCTGCGCGCCCTTACCTGTTTGGATGACGATGTTGATATTCGTCTTGCCCTTGTTGCGACCACCGGACTTGCGGGCTAAACGACCGCCTGTTGGACGTGTGCCTTGGATCTCACCATCAAGGGATGAGCCACCATAAGCCTTGGCTGTGCGCGCAGATTGCTTAAATGCTTCCGCTGTTGGAGCGCCTTCGCTGCCAACCTTACGCATACGCTCCTTTGAGCCATGCGCGATACGCTCTTGCTTGGCGTGGATGTTGGCATAAAGACCGCCGCCATCCTTACGAGCAATGCGACCGCCCTTTGCTTGGCCCGCTGCTTTCTTTTTGCCAAACAGACCTGCAATCTCTTTACCAGCAGAAATTGCTTTGCTTGCTGTGTCAGCAATCTGACCCATCTTTGCCATTCCGGATGTGCTTGCAGGAAGATCACCAGCAACCGCAAGTGAACGAGGTGCTGAGGACTGCGTTGGGATGTTTAAACCACCCGTTTCGCGATGAGCGCGACCGCCCTTCTTCAAGCCCTTCATGGACTGCTGGGTGTCATGCTTCTTGTCCATCTTGGACTTTTCCCAAGCAGACATCGACATGCCATACTTTTTAGCAAGCTTCTTGTCTTGCGATTCGTCCTTGGCAGAGCCTTCAAAAGCTTTACCGCCAGACTTGCGAGGCATCTGACCCTGCTGCTGATTGTGTTGATAACGCTGATCCATTGGTTGTTGCATAGGCTGTTGCTGCATTGCTTGTTGGCCACCATAATTTTTCGGCAACTCTTGCTGTCGTTCCATATTTTTCATAGCACGGTTAGCATCCTGCATTGCACGGTTAGCAGCACGGTTAGCGCCTCCATCTTGGCGACCATTGCGTGTACCGGCAAGAACTTGCGACACAGACATTGGCTTGCCGCGCATAACATCTTTAGCTGCCTCTTTGGGAGGCATGCGCTTCATTGGACGCGCTTCTGCTGGGTAACCCATGCCAAGTTCTTCATTGGTTATGCGGCGACCGGAACTATCTGTTGGGCGCGAAGAAATATCCCTATCTGGCATGCCGCCAGAAGTCCGCACCATGCCAAGATCTCTGTCTGTAGCGCGGTTACCGTATCTGTCGGTTGGGCGCGTGGAGATGCCATCATCCATTGATCCGCCATTTGTCTTCTTGGCACGACCACCAGCATTAAAGCCTTTGTCTACTACATTTTGTGCATGATCAGTGGCTTCTTCGCGATCATCCGTGTGATAATCAGCTTTAGGCATATATTTGCCATCTGGATCATAATGCTTGATGCGATACTCGCCCCAATCCTGATCTTTGTACACCTTTGCAGTGTGACCCTTTGGTCCTGTAAGCGTTTTAACAAGGCGAAGTGGTGTGGAGTCGCCATAGGTTGATCCACCCTTGGCTTTAGGGCTTCCACCTTTCTTGAGGCCAGTAGCGCGGGCCATACGGGTGTCATTCGGGGAATAAGCAAGGCCACCGCCCATTTCTTTTTCGGCAGTTGCTTTGCCGCCAGATGCAAAAGCGCCTGTGTGCTTTTTGCCTTCACGCGACTCATTTGCTTCGCGGACATTGCGGTTGATTAAGCTATCAGGCGTGGCGTTGGCGCTTCCACCCGACTTGCGTGGCTTGCGGCCTGCATGCTTGCGCGTTTCCTTACCTTCAGCGTTGTTAACAACCTTGCCACCACGCTTAAATTGGCGGCGCGAAATTGGACGCGCACCTGTTTTAACGTCAGCATCCATAGGATCGGGAACAACATAACCAGATGCATCTACAGGACCATTATTGTCTTTGAGCATCCGGCTTAATTTATCGCGCATCATTTTGCGGGCAGTTTTAGCCAGTGCGGGCATTCCATCTTCAGACATTGCATTCTCCATTGGAGTAAAACCCTCGTCAGGGTGTTACCGCAATTGTCGTGCGGCGACAAATTGCAAAATGCCAAACTTTTTACTTAATTGCAACTGGAGAACGCTTCTTTGCGCGCATTGCAATTAAAATAGCTTTATTAATGGCTCCGCCATTGGCTTTTGGCAGGTTTAAAGACCTTTCGGGCGCTTCACGCCAAGAAGTGCCTTGCCTTTTGTGCGCCTCGTCGAGGTGTTGCCCAAATTCTTTTTCAAGTTGCTGCCCAGCAATATTGAGCTTGGCTGATGGATCGTATCCGAGGAGCCCGACCAACCGTGAAATGTAACCTTCCCCATTTTTCTGCGCCTTCCAATCATTCCTATGTTTCGTAATTTCGGCCTCATGGCCCATAACATCCATATCAAATGGCTGAGATTCAAGCATAGCACGAAACGGGTTGCTACGCACCACATTTCCATCTTCGTCTTTTTCGTGGTCAGCTAAGAGGTTGGTAATCTGTTCTTGGGTCTTTTTTCCACCCTTGTCAAAAAGCGCCCGTAAACCTGTTTCACCTGTTGGAAGCGTTATTGGCTGGTAGCCCTTAACGATGCCGTGAGGATCTGCTTCCATGACCTTGCCCCAGAAATCACGCAAAGCGCCGGGTTCAGCAAGGTTGTTGGAGCCCTTTTCGATAAAGTCGAGCGCGAAGCCCTTGGGGGCATTGCTCATTGGCTTCACGCGATTGTGCCAGACCTCAGTTTGCTGAAGCATGTGGCCAAGGGCAGCGGCGGCAATGTCGGCACCGCGCTGCGTTGCAAGTGACTGCGTGACAGCGGCTGGGTTTTGATAGTTTTCCCAAGCCCCGGTGCCATGCACAAGGTTTTGAACATTAATACCAGAAAGCTTTTGTGCGTGTTCCATCGCACTGTCAGCCATTTTCTTGGTAATGTCGTAACGGTCTTCGTCGGGCAGGGACTCAAAGCCCTTACCATATTTTGCTTCCCAAGGAGATCCTTCACCCGGTGAAAGCTCATAGGAAATACGGCGCAAGTTACGACCAAGGCCGGATTCGGAATCCTCCTCAGCGTTACGGGTGAGCTTTGTCATTCCCATCCAGCCAATGGCTTGGATTTCATCAGGCGTCCAATCTTTGCGCCCCTTCCATCCCATCTGATTGAGATGGTCTGTAAGGTCACGACCAAACTGAGCGCGGTTTTCGTACATTGGCTCAGATGGAGATGTGGTCATGTCGATCTTGAGCTTGGAAAGGGCTTCAGGATCATAGCCAAGGCGCGTCAGGTGGTTGATTAACTCTTGGTCAACAACACCTGTGTCACGGGCTGTATGAACGTCCACGACAAAAGGTGAGCCACCATCAGGATGGTCACCCATCCAAGAACGTGTGCTTTTGCCTTCAGCCGAATCGACAAAATCGGAGATTTTCTGGCCAACGCCGCCTTTGATTTCTTTTTTGGCAAGAACTGAGCGCGCAGCGGCAGTCGGGTTTGGCATACCACCAGCGCGCCAAAGCTCCACAGGATCACCGCGATCCATCTGCTCTTGCTGCATGAGAACATTGTTCATGGCACCGGCAGGCGACACGTTTTGCTGGGCCACAAGCCAAGCGCGCATCATCTTTTTGGCGTCAGCTTCCTCAGGGTAATATTTCTGAAAATTACCGTAAATATTCTTGTACCATTGCGATGAATGGTGGATTTCGTCATCATTCAAGATCTGTTCGTGACGCTTGCGCCAATCGTCAAAATTGATGTTTCCTGTTGCAAAGTCAGGAAGATCTGAGCCTTCAGGGGCTTTGATTACTGTGCGCGGGTTCTTTGGCAATCCAGTGTCAGGGCGGGCACCAGAAGCGACCAGTGCATCGCGCTTTGTCTTTGCTTGGAGGCGCGCAGCGTTAGCTTCAGGCGAGAACATAAGACCGCCATTGGGGTTTTCAGCAGCCTGAGGTTCTTCACCCTCCATGCCATCAGCTTCGCCGCCAGTTGCCAAGTGCAGACCGGGCTTGCCTTTGTCGGCTGGATTATAGGCTGCACCTTGCCTAAAACGCATTGGATACCATCCGGTCTCCTTGTCGCGTTGCGGAAAAACAATGTAGCACTTTTTGTCTTTTGCGTTTTTTGTCTCTTCAAGATCGGTGTTTATGTAGCTGAGGCCGACATAACCTTTGTCCCGCATACGTTTACGGAAGTCCTTAACCACTTCACCCATAAGATTTTTGCTTGTTGGGATGGTGGAGGAATTGACAAAAGTTTTAACGTCTGGCCATTTGAACCCATTAGAACCAAGTGGGTCTTCAAACGGCTCTCCGGATTGAAAACCCCTGACATAGCTTTCTATATGCTCAGGGCTTTTACCCATTACCCTCAAAACTTTGCGCGTCAGCTTAGGATTGTTTTGAAAAACATCAGCATAAACGGTATTGTGGACCGCCTGATCATCACTGCTTGCTGAACCTTGATGGTTGCCAAAATCGTCAAATGATTGTTCTACGGGAAAGAATTTTTCATCAGGAAAAGTGTTAAGCAATGCTACATGGCCTTTTGGCTTAAATCCAACCCTTTTCCCGTTAACTTCTTGCTCACCTGTTGTAAAACGTATGTCACCAGAGATATTTGGATCACGCGCAACATGGGGCCCAAGAGCCAAGGCAGTTACATTTGGCGCATTGTAATTAAGCGAAGGGTGGTTTGCTTCAAACATCTCCATGCCAAGACCGCTTGGCAGCGGTGACGATATTGAGTCGCTTGTGGTGCCGTGATAGACAGGATTAGTCAGCGGGTGATCATCAACGCCGCCGCCATTATCGTATCCTTCCACTGCGCCGCCATCAGCATGAGCCGCAAAACCGTTCTTCAGGATGCTATCGCGCATCTTTTGCGTTATGTTTAAAGAAGGTAGCTCTGAGACTTTTGACATATAGTCAGAAGTTCTTGGGTGGCTGATTACAGTCTTGGAAAATTCTGCGTCAGGGTCGTGCATACGGGCAAGCTTCAACAAACGCTTTGGAAGCATTTGATCGTAAAACGTCTTCATGCCTTCGCCGCCAACATCAAGGCTGAGGCCACTTAGCTTGCGCCAATCGTTACTAGAATTCCTTTTATCAAGATCACTGTCATCACCTTGGCGCGAAATTATTTTTTCAGCCATTTCTTTACCAAGAAGCCCAGCCAGTTTATTTTCCGGGATGCTTGACTCGTCATGTACGGTTGAATTATTCCGGCCTGTAGCAATGATGTTGTATGTTCCGTCATCATTTAATTGGTGATGGATTTCTTTGATGTGCTTGCTCAAACTGTAGCGATCAGCTTGTACATCGCCGGGTGTCCAAGACAGCTTATCATGGCCTCCCTGCGCTGCTTCAAGAAGTGCCCGCTTCAGACCAAGATCAACCCAGTTGTCTGTTTTATCAATATATGGGGCGCGCTGAACGCCGCTGCGGGCGCTTTGGTATGCGTCTTTAGCTTCTTTTTGAGCCTTTAAAGCGGCAACAATCCTGTCGTGGTCTTCGCTTTCTGCGGCACGGTTTACTTCATCTCTGGCATCCCTAAATCTTGATAGGGTCTCAGAAATATGGTCAGCATCGTAGAAACCATGTTTGCGGGCCGCTTGGCCCCAATCGCTTTGCAACTCTTCAAGGTGCAAAATTTTGTTACCGTCAGCATCCTCACGGTCCTTTAACCGCAAGCTGGCAGCAATGTTGGGAGAACCGCCAAAATGGTTACCAACACCACCAAAGTCATAATAGTCGCTATCATGTTTAAGAAGGATTTCGCGGTAATTCTTGCCACCGGGTATGGTCCAACCACGATGAAAAGGGTCACCTTCATATGGGTTAGAAACTACTTCCGCTTTTTCGGCGCGATGCCGGTTTATCATTTCTTCGTATTCAGGTTCTTCAAAGTAATTGTAATTGCCATTTTGCCTTTGCTGGATGGCATAATCGCTATATTCTTGGGCATGCCGGTCCAACATTTTATGGCGGTTTGTAGGGAAATCATCGTCGCCATACTGCACTTCAAACATCTGCGGCATATTGTTTTGGAAATGCTCTGCAACCTGCTCACGGGTGATCTGAGGCTGGTCGGCAAATGCTTGATCGTAACCGGAATGTTCTATTTCAGCAGGCTTGACGCCTAGCTTCATCAGCATATCTTTGTAATTCTTAGGGCTATCGGTTTTTTGAAGACCGCCAGCTTGCTCCGCTGCATGGCTGTAAAGGCCAAAGTCGTTAAGCTCACGACCGTCATCATCAAGCGCGCCGCCAGCGGCTCTGCCAATATGAGGCTCGCTTAGATCATACCGACCGCTATTGCCAATGGCGGATTTTATTTGATGGGGTTTAAAAGCAACAAATTCATGCGGGTGGTAATCGCCGTATGAGGCTTCCGTTGCGTCATGAAGTTCATGCCGACTTTTAATATATTCGTCTTTTACAGCATCAAACGCAGATTCATTACCGCGATTGCTAAATGCTTCGTAATATGCATCTTTAGCAGCGTTATGCCTTTTGTGGGCTTCGCTTTTACGATTATTTGCAACCTGTTCTTCTTCAGGATCTTTGATGCCGTATTGATGCATGACAATGACACCGTCATGCCCTGCGTCCATAAGCATCTTTGTCTGCTCTGACGGAAGCCTTTCGCCGTGCCCCTTGCTATTCAGCCTTTGGTTTGAACTTTGTGCAAACCCCGCCTCATTCATGGCGCGGTCCATGTCTGTCGCGCCGCTGGAGGAATAAGGAACTTTTACAATAAATGGGTTTTTTAAAGACAAATGCACGGGCATTACATTAGGACCGTGCTCACCCTCCATGCGATAATCAGACGCAAAATGGCTTGCCCCCTCTTTATGGGGTGTAAAATAATGGCCTTTCCCATACCAGCCTGTGTCAGTGTAGCCCGCATCCATACCCGCATCGACCCGGCGAGGCTTCTCAGTATCAAATTCGGATATGTCCCTGTCTGTGCCGTGATACACAACATTCGGAACAAGCGGGTGGTTGCCTTCTAAAAAGGCATCCAAATTACTTTGACGATCATCAGGCGCACCGCCATCTGCGTAGTCCACACGCCCACCATACTCGCGCACGATGGCGTGGCTGTGTACGGGGTGCTCACGGCCACGGACAAGGATCGACCCTACCTGTGGCCCCAGTTCGACGTTACCACGGGTAGTGGGGCGCAGGCGGGGCTCAGAAGAGGCGTCAGGGTAGCGGGCGAGATCTACGCCATTGGGGAAATGTGCGCCAAGCACATAATGGTGGTTGCCACGATGCTCGACAGAAACAATTGTGTTGGTGTCCTCATGGCCTTCAGGCGCATCTTTCCACTTCCAGCCAGCCTTCTGCTTGAACAGGTTGGTCTTGACCAGCGCACTGCCCTTACCGGGTGTACCCGTCTCATCGACTTTGTCGCGTGAGGCGTGGAAATAAGGCTTGCCGCCTTCACCAATCCCAATGGAAGCTTGCGCGGCTTTGTGGCCGGTGACATCTTCCTTATCCGGCATGGAAAGATACGCACCACCCGGTTTGTCTTCATCCCACATACGCTGGGGCTTGGGGAAGACAGACATTGGATTATTGACAACGTGATCATCGACCTCGCCGCCAGAAGCGTATGTGTGTTTAGGTACATCAAAAGTAAAAGGGTCTTGCAAACGAAAAAACCGAAATGGATCATCGTAATCAATTATGTCGGGCACCTTATTTGTCGGACGTCCGCCCACAGAAAACTTTTGCGGGTAATTCATAGGCATACGCACATCTTGTGTCTGCCTGCTGGTATCGCGTTCAAGAGGCGCACCTTCGCCTTCTTTGAACATAGGAATGGTCCCAAATGCGGGATCAATCTTTGATCCAATAGCCTGAGCAATACGGATTGCCCGTGTTATGGAATCTGGACTGAATTTCATTCCTCAATTTCCTTCCTGATGTCACCAAATGCAGCCTCAGCCGCTTCCACGGACTCAGGATGCGTCAGGATGTCACGCGCAAGTTCCATAAGCTGGACACGCTCACGGCTCTGGCGGTCAAGGTCGCGGTTCTGGTCTTCAGTAGCTGCAGAGGCACCCTTCATCTCAACAGCCTTTGCCCGTGTCTGTGCATCAAGCATCTTGATCTTGAGGTTCTCAATATCCAGCGCAGTTGGCTGACCACCATTGGGATCAGATGCGCTTGCCTTAGGTGCAAATGCGCCTTGCTGGATCTTGGCTTGCGTCTCAGCAACCTTGGCTTGCGCTACCATCATGCGTGCTTCAGAGTCCTTGGCTTGATTTGCCATTTGAGCCTGAGCCTGAATAAGTTCTGGCGGAGGCGATTGCTGCGCCTGCTGCGGAACAAGGAACTGGGATGGATTGTTCCAGCCAATGGCCTGTAATGCGGCAGTGTCGATGGCGATTGGGTCATACATCGACGGGTTGGCGGCTTGAAGTTGCTTCAGGGCCATAATCTTCATGACGCGCTGACCGTGCGATGCTGTGTTGGGGTCAGCTTGCGGAATCAAGTTGCAGTTATTGAGAGCTTCCAAGAAAGTCTTTTCGTCCCAAGGCAGGCTCTTTGAATTGTTGCGCTGCCAGAAGCTTTCTGGGTTGTCGCGGAAGCATTCCTTCAGCAACTGGAATTCTTGCGCTTGCGATGCATGCATACGCTTGTGGACGGCGTTCATAACCTTTGTGGCTTGTTCGATCATCGCAAGCGTGGTGCCTACAGGCGCTTCAGAATTGCCTTCGCCAACTTGTTGCTCAGATGTTCCACCAATACGCATACCGGTCTGGGCCATGTCGCCAACAAGAGCCATAAGGGCTTGGTTTGGCGGCTGGTACGGCAAAGGCATGATGGCGTCACGAATAGGCAAGCCACCCGTCTTTACCAAAGCGCCACCGCCCGGTGGAACGCGAAAGATATTGGTGTTTTGGCGGGCACCAGTGTCAGCCATCAAGAAGCCGGGGAAGTTGGAATACATCCCGGCGTCGAGCAACTCGCGCCACGCAGCGGTAATTGCGTTTGTCGTGTTTCCAAGGATGTTTAGAAGACCAATGTCGTAAAAACCAAGACCCGGAACAAATGTATATTTAACAAACACTTGTCTAGCTTCAGGCAAACCTGTTTCTTTAGAATCGTCGTAGTTACGGACAATGGAAAGGATTTCGCGTGACGAAACGTCGATGGTTACACGGTAGGGGACCTCAAGGCCTGATGGCTTACCCTTATGCTTATGCTCATATCCTTTGATATTAAGCTCACAATAGCACTCATAAATCTCGCGATCACGGTCATCAGGTGCTGAGATTGTGTCAGAGACGCCCTGTTGGTCTTTTTCCTGCCTTTGGAACGTGTCAAGCTTCTGCGGCGAGGCTGTGCCAAGATCAATGTCGCGATAAACGCCCAAAATCTGCAAACGGCGCACAACTGACGGGCGAAGCATGACGCGATGCGTAATACGGCGCGCATTTGCCAAATCTGTGGCCGCGCTATTGACGATAAGGTCATCAGCATCAACGGTTTCGGACACTGGGCGGTTGCGAAGCGGGCAATAATAGATCTTTTTAAAGGATGTACCACCAAAACCAAGCATCAGAAGCATACGGTCCGTATCTGGGTAGTATTCTGTCGCCGTTACGGTCAAATAATGGTTAAAATCGCGCTCAAGGGCGTTTGCGGACTGATCATCCTCAAGCGTGGCATAATTATTGTCGCTTCGGATCTTAACTGGACCGTCTGTTGGCAGCATTTCAGAGCGCGCATTGGCCTGAAAACGCAAAACAGCCTCCAAAAGCAGCGGGTGACGCACACGCGACATGCCTTCAACGGGCGCGCCATCGCCAGCGCCAGCCAGACCGGGCAATTCAACCTTTAAGCCAAGGAGCTTAATGCCATCTGCGCGGTCTTTTACCCAATCCTTACGGCTTTCAAGGTCTTCATCAATCCCGCGCAACAAATCTCCAGAGATCTGCTGCAATTCCATTGCATCAATCTTATCGACAAGGTTCTCAAACCAGCCGGAGTCATCGTCTTCATCCTCATTGTCCACCAATGAGTCGCCATTCATTGAAATGGTGATCGAACCATCGTCATGTTCAATTGAAACAATGTTGCCCTTTTCATCTTCATCATGCTTGTCCGGCTCAGGCGCAGCATCTTCAATGACAATGTCTTGATCATCTGTAGGGTCGCCCATAGGCATACCTTGACGAAGGTTCATTGGGGCAAGGCCGGGACGAGTAGCCATTAGTTTTCCTCTGTTACGGCGTCACGAAGGCATTCCATCTCTTCAACAAAAAGACGCAAACACTCCTGCGCGGCAGAATTATCATCTTTTGCCTTTATAGTATACATACGCTTGTGGTCAAAGGGCTTCTCACCCCAAACGTTAACCTCATACTGCATACTACCAAGCTCATCAACCGTGCAGCTTGCTAAAATCTTATCTTCCATGTCACACTTTCCCAAAATAAAGCTGCTTCAGCTTTGTCAAAAGAAGAAAAACATTCTCATTGAACTCAGCTTCTGCCTCACGATTGTGAAAAAGAACAGGATCTTTTCCGGAAAAGTGATCAATGTGCGTGTCAAGCTCAATTGATAAACCAGTATCATCAATAGGAACCCAGTGTTGGCCAAAAACAGACATAATATCTCCTTAACATGTATAAAGGGGAGCATTCTGCTTCCCCGGATAGGTTACAAGGCTATCAAGCTCACTACGGCGTTCCGCAGAGCGCGTAAGCAAGCCAAGGTCGCGCAAGTGACGAATAGCCATAGACACGGTGTCAACCAAGTCATCGTGCTTTCCCTTAGGGAATTGCCCCACTTGCGTGATTACTGTCTGCGCCCACTCAAGGTCAGGCGCAAAAATAATACCATCTGCAAACAAATGCTGAACCGAATAGAGCCGCGAAAGCTTATCCTGACTCTTCGGATCTGAAAGCTGCACGGCAAAGCCAGCAGACGAATACACACGCCGCAATTCCTGCGCGACAGAGATACCAGCGGCCTTGTTCTCAATTATCAGCTTATCAACCTTCAGACGCTTGCAGGTGTCGGCAACCTTCTCCATCAACTGGTGAAGCTCAAGCCTTTCCTGCCATGCATGCATCAGCATCAGCTTTGGCGCGCCTTCTGTGTAATGGCGCTTCACCTCGTTGGCGCGCCCTTCTTTGCCAAAGGTCTTGAGCGCGGTTGCATTCATATCCTCTGTAAACACGCCCCAGATGGTCATGGCTGAATAGTCGTTGTTGGTGTTCAGCGTGTACGCTGTATCCAAGGACGCAATGATATAATCCATTGGCGGATAAGCGCGGCCCTCCCACTTCAGCCACCAATCAGACTTGATGACACCACCACCAGCAGGCTCAGGGCGCTGCTGTAACTGCCCAGCCGCACCAAATGGCCCAAGGGCGCGCTCAAGGCGGTCAACTTCCTTATCGCCAAAACGGTCAGGCCAAAGAAGTTCTCCCTCCTTAGTGCGCGGATCTTCCCAGCCAATAGATGTGACAAAGGACCGCTCCTTCTCAAAGCGCATGGGCAAGCACAGGTGCGTCCACTCGCTCTCTGTATCATTCTCCAATATGTGGCCGGTGAGGTCATCTTCCGCCAGCCTCTGCTGGATCACAATCATTGCGCCCGTCTTCTGGTCATTCAAGCGGGTGGACATTGTGCCGTCCCACCAATCTTTGGTCGCGGTAATGTTTGCCTCAGAGAAAGCCTCGTTCGCAGCGTTAGGGTCATCGACGATAATGATCGATCCACCTTCGCCCGTAACCTTTGCGTCAACGGACGTGATTAGGCGCTCACCGCGCTTGTCATTCAAGAAGCGCCCCTTGGTGTTCTGGTCGGACGTGAGATCAAACCTGTCGCCCCAGATCTCCTGATACCAAGGCGATTCAATCAAACGCCGACACTTGACGCTATCACGCATAGCCAGAGACGAACCATATGACGCACACAAGAACTGCACACCGGGACCAGACGTTGGCGAGTGATCCCGCTGCGCCCATGTCCAAGCAGGAAAGGCAACAGACGTGATCGAACTCTTGCCCATGCGCGGGGGAATGTTAATCAGTAGCCGCTTGATCTCTCCATCAACTACAGCCTGCAAATGTTCAGCCACAGCCTCAATGGGCCAACCATCTTTCCAAGGCGAAGGGTCGATATGCTTCCACGCGCCTGTTAGAAAATGGTATAGATTATTCTCATATTCAAACTGCTCAATCAGCTTCATTTGCTGGACAGGGTCGATCATGACCCCGCCGCCAATATCAATCAGGCGCGACATCACTCATCTCCACTATGGTCTTCAATGGCCACAAACTCAGCCTCCGGAACCTGATCATCTTTGTACTGCTGCGCCTCGTCAACCGCATCCTTCAGCACATCAGCCAACGTATCCTTTAACAACTCGCGCTGCTCATCCGTCATCAGATACGGATCAAGCGTTTTCTTAATTGGGTCAACAGGCTGACCGTCTGCGCCAAGCATCTGGATTTGGCGGCGCTGGGAAAAGACATCAGGCGCAAGCGTTGCCAGCATAAACTTACCAGCAGCCACAGCTTGTTTGTGATTAGGGTCAGTCGCAATAACGGCCATGTTCTGCGCGATGTTGGCAACCAAGTTGGACGTGCCCACATGCCAATCTTCATTATAGTATTTCTTAATCGTGTTATTACTAAGGCGCATAATGCTGGCAGTCTGCGCCATGCTCAGGCCAACAGCGCGGCACCGCTCAATCATTGCAGCCCGTACCGGGTCAACCTCATGGACGTTCCCGACTCTGGTCAAGCCCCCGTCTGGGCGCATTGCCTTCACTGGGGACTTGGGAGGACTACCGTGCTTACCTTGGGGCATATAAGATCCACATAAATAACATTATGGCCATTATGTAATGCAATTTTATTATCTTGGGAAGACTATACCCCCACCCCCCTTTTTTGGAAATACCCCACCCCCCTTTGTGAGGAGAAAGGCGTACCCCCTGTTTTAGG